GATATGTGTTGCAGTACAGGAGATAATTTTGTAAGCGACTTTACAAAAGAAGAAGTTATATCAGACGTTGTGGATATGGAAGCCTATGCAATAGCAAAAGCATGTAAACAAGCAGATGTAAACTTTAGATGTTTCAAGTATATTAGTGATAGTGCAGATGAAAATGCAAATGATGACTGGGCAAAAACTGTAGCAGATGGTGAAGACTTTTACATTAAAATATACCAACAAATTATAGGAGGCTTTTAATGAGTAACGAACAGGAATATCAACGTGATAAACTACAGTTTCAAAAGAAAACTATTAAAGACCAAGCAGAAAAAATTAAAGAACAAGAAAAAAGAATTGCTGAACTTATGAAAAAACAGGAAAAATAAAAGTGGCTAAGAAACCTCAGATCCCTTTAGCAGAAGTAATGCGAGCCATAGATAAAAAAGACCGCGGCTGGTACAACAATCTTTCTGTTGAACAAAAAAAGGCATTTAGTGCCTGGATGATGATGAGGTATGCTAGTTGTGTTAGAGGTAATATGGCGGCAGACTATTTGTATATGGTTAATGAAACTGTAAATAATAGATTTAGTGATGTTAGCAAACATCCTGAATTACAATGGTTACTGTTTACTGTAGCAGGTTGTGGCAAATCACAAAATCACGAATATATAAAACCACCTAACACAAGAAAAAAGAAAAATAAAGTTTTCAACGCAATGTCTGAAATGTTTCCACATTTAAAATTAGATGAAGTGGAACTTATGTTAAATATAAACACAAAAGATGAACTTAAACAGTTTGTCAAAGACTCAGGCATGCCAGATAAAGAAATAAAAGAGATATTCAAATAATGGAATGTAAATGGTGCAAGAAATCTTTTAAGTCGGAGAAAACTCTGGCAGTCCATATGTGTGTAAAGAAAAGAAGATTTGCAGATAAAGATATGAGCCATATAAGATTAAGTCATCGTGCATTTCAAATGTTTTATGAACTTAATACTAGTGCTAAAGAACCTAAAAGCATAGAAGACTTTATTATGAGTCCTTATTATGAATCCTTTGTTAAGTTTGGTAGAGCATGTCAAGTTAATGAATGGTTAGCACCAGAAAAATTTACAGAATGGTTAATAAAAAATGGTGTTAAATTAAAGCAATGGATATCTGATGCACAATATGATAAGTTTTTGAAAGAGTATGTAAGAAAAGAACCTGGATTAAAAGCATTAGAACGAAGCATTATATATCTTGCAGAATGGAGTGAAGATAATAACACAGGATGGCAAACATATTTTACAGAAGTAACACCAGCAAGAGCAGTATTTGATTTAAGATCCGGAAAAATTAGTCCATGGATATTATATCTTAGTGAAACAGGCGGTTCTTTATTAGAACGTTTTAATGACGAACAGATAAAAATGATAGATGAAGTGATAGATCCTCCATTTTGGATGAAACTGTTTAGTAATAATGCGGAAGAAGTTAAAGAGGTTAAGCAAACATGTAAGGAAGCCAACTTATGAAAAAGAAACTAATGGTTAGTGGTGCAAGTTACTCTATGTGTAATTGGGATGAAGTGCATTGGGCTGACCAAATAGGCGAAGCCGCAGGTTTTAAAGAAGTTGTGTATGAAGGTGTGCCTTGGAGCGATTTTGAAGCAGGTGCTTTTATCACATGTGGGCGTATATTAAATGATAGAAAAATTACACATTTGATTTATACAGGTACATATACTTTTGTTGAGCATTATCAAGAAGAACAAAGATTAACAGCAGAACAACTTATTAATATTGATAAAGAACTGTCTATAAGTATTGCTTCAAGCAACTCGTTTTACGATAAACTTAGAATTGTATTCAATCAGTTTTTACCTACTAAACCTAAAGACCCAACTGTAGCAAGAATGGGTAATAAAAACTGGATAGCACATAGAATGGATATGAAGCCTGGCGAAGGCCCGTATAAAGGAATGGTACCAGACGAAGTACTACTATTAGATGATACTTCTCCTATCAGACCTGTAGATAGACATGGACAAGTATTTTTAGGTTTAGATGATGAGGAGTTTTATAATACTCCTTTGTATAAGAAATATATGAGAACATTATCTAGTATTAGTTTAGTAAAAACTATTTGTGATGCTAGAGGTGTTAAATGTATATTTTTACCTTTCCCATTTACTAACTCAATGATGAATTCAATCTTGACAAGAGTGCCAGATTTCGCTATAATGCCAATGTGGGATATTATTCCAGAAACATTTGGCTCAATAGCAAAATGGAAAGAACTTAGTAAAGAAAGAGGCTGGGTAGGACTAGCATCACATTTTGACCAATGGGGTCATGATGAAGTAGCAAAAGCATTTTTAAAAAATAATAAGGAATTTTTAAATGAAAGTTAAAATTATAAGTCACAGTCAAGCACCTATAGAAGATAGTTTACATAAACTGTCAGCATTGGATTTAATTGCCTATTGTGCTAGAGTAAGTAACCCTGCAAATCAATTAAATACTGAAACAAGCGAAAAACTTGTTAAGTATTTGATAAAGCACAAACATTGGTCACCACTTGAAATGGTTTCAGCATGTTTAGAGATTGAAACTACTAGAGATATTGGACGTCAAATACTTAGACACAGAAGTTTTAGTTTTCAAGAGTTTAGTCAACGTTATGCGGACCCTACACAGGATCTAAGTTTCGAAACTAGACAAGCAAGATTGCAAGATCCTAAGAATAGGCAGAACAGCATAGAAGCAGACAATGACGGCTTAGAAATTGAATGGCATAAACGTCAGAGAGAAGTTATACAAGCGTCAACAGACGCATACAAATGGGCTATAAGCAACGGTATTGCTAAAGAACAGGCAAGAGCAGTACTACCGGAAGGTAATACTACAAGCCGCATGTATGTAAATGGCACTTTAAGAAGTTGGATACATTATATTGAACTTAGAGGTGATAATGGTACACAAAAAGAACACATCGATATTGCAAATGCAGTAGCAGATGTTATTGCAACTATTTTTCCATTAGCGGAAGAATATAAACATAGAGAGATATAAGATGGATTTTATTTTATTTATAATTGGTATATTAATTATGGTAAGCATGATTGTATATGTACTAATAACAGGACTTCCTGCAGGAACAAAAGGTATTACAAATGAGTATACAAGCAAGTCAGGTGTTAAACGAACAGCAAAGAAAGAACGTGAAGAACACATAGTATGAAAATAGACTTTGATGTAGATATTGATATGGCGGATAGAGATAAGTTATTAAAACTTATTGAAAATACTCCTGCGAGTATTAAACGTGGTGGAGATTTTGAAAAACACAACACAGGTGTATATTTACAACCTATACCTAAATTTCCGTTAGAGGGCTATAGCACTATAGACCATAAAGAAGCAGAAGAGTTAGGATATTTTAAATTAGATGTTTTAAATAATAACATTTACAAAGATATTGAAAACGAAACACATCTAGATAAATTGTTAGCAACAGAGCCTATGTGGGAATTGTTTGGTCACAAAGAAATAGTAAACCAACTATTCCATATTAGCAATCATTTTGAAATTGTAGAACAACATCTACCAACAACTATAGAACAACTTGCTATGATCCTTGCTATGATTAGACCTGGTAAACGATATCTAGTTGGAAATACTTGGGAAGTTATTGAAAATGAAGTTTGGCAAGAAACAGATGGCTACTTCTTTAAAAGGAGTCATGCAATAGGCTATGCCACTGCTATCGTTGTACAATTAAATGCTATAATTGAACAGTTAGGAAGTAATTAGTCTTTAGTTTTCTTAACTAATTGAATACTTCTACGTTTTATTCTTTTCTTAAGTATGTTTTGCATACTTGTAACAGGTCCAAATAAAACTTCTGTTTCTTTTAAAATAAATGTTCTAACACAATGTTTAAAATCTTGCATTTCATGAAATAAGAATACGTCGATAGGTAACATACGATTTGATTCCCACCACCACAAATCACCACATTCCATCATGGTCTTCTTTTCTTCACTATTTCTGCATCGGTCTATATCATAAAAACTTATGATTTGATTGTCTTTATTTTGTACTATACCAACATAGTCTTTGTCATTATACGACATGCCCGTTAAAAATGGGAATTTTTCTTGTAAGTTAATCTCGTCAGTCATCTAAGATATTTATAATAGAATAGGATAAATACAATACAAACATGGTAGTAAAATAATGTCTTTTAATGGTAGTCATACAATATATAACTTAGGAAATCAGTATTTGGACCTAGTTCTGACTACAGAAGGCATAAAAACGGATAATAGACCTATGAATCAAAA